TTTCTTCTGAAGTTATATGGGAGAAAGGTTCTGGCAAGTCAAATTTGGGTTTATTTACCTGTCCATAACCCAAAGTTTCAATGAGGTCCATAACCTCTTGACTGCCCTCATAAAAACCCGCGCTCTTAATAAACACTGGCGACAGATCGAAACCTTGAGCGACAGGGCTGCTGCTTCGTTTCGGGCGAACCCGTTTGGAGATGAATTTAAGCCCCTTCTGCATATGAGGCATTGCCCAAGTTTTGGCCCATTCACGGGCATCCTGATCTGTCCACTCCATTAATAAGTCCTAACTATACGCAGATTATAACTTTGTCTAGTATAAATTATGCTGTTGTAGCCATCGGGGGTCGGCCTGCGGGTCTGGCTGTTTTCTCAAGAATGGAACTGCGGGTTTTAAGATCATTAAGAGCCATTTGTTGACGAATGGTCTCCATTTTCTGCTGGTGCGTCTCTTGGTTCATCATCCGCTTTTCCTGCATCTCAGCTAGTTTCAACTGGGCTTTCTGGAGTTCCATTTCGGATCGTGGATCAATCTGTCCTTGCGGGGCTTCCTGCATGGCTTGCTCTTGTGCTTGGCCTTGTTGAGCCATCATGCGGTTGATGACCTGTTGCTCAAGTTCATCGATATAAGCAGTGAGATTTTGGAGTTGGCGTTTAAGTTCGCGGACCTCCTGCGCCCGATAGCTATTATTGGAGAAAAAGACAAGATGTTCGGTTACATGGTCAGCAGCAGGACGCAAGATCTGCATCGCCTGCTCATCGGCCATTTGCTGTTGGCGGTGGGCCTCAATGATCTCGGCAATCATCGGGATGTGGGCCTCAATGTGAACCGCATGGTTCTGGCTATCGTGAACCATCTGAGGAATGCCCTGACGGAGGTTGCCATTCTCAAGGTTGGCGATATCAAAGTCCACCACACGGCGCGGGCCTTTGTCGGAGACGAAGAGATTGACCTTCTGCCAGCCCACGCCAGAAATGCCAGCAATGACGGAACGTAGGGTATTTTCTTTCCCTTTCTCGTCCATCAAAGAATAAAGTTCCATGAGTTGCTTGCTCGCCATTTCTGTCATTACGGGGCTTCCGTCACCCATGGCGCGGAATGCCGTAACCTTGAGGAACTGGCGCATGCGCTCAATAGAAACTCCTCTACGCGCACAACGCCTACGGAACTCAAGGGCAAGTTGACCACCCTTATCATTAGCAGTAAGGAGAGGATTAACAGCCCTGCGGTATTGTTCGGTTAGAAGCTTGTTGTAAGGAGTGTAGAAAAGTTCCAGTGCTGCGGCGTTGAGCGTGGATTCTTGGCGGGCTTGCTGGACAACTTCAGTAGCAGAACGTGCCTGTCCGTCTGGAGTGGCCTGACGGGAACGATAGCTGCCCGTATTGTTTTGTAAAACTTGGCTCATCAGGTTGTAGACAGGAAGACCCTGAGTGGCAATCGACGGCGGTTGAAGTTGGATCGGGGTCAGCCCACTAGGGATGAACGTGTAAGGCCCGACCTCAATATATTGAAAGTCTTGGATGGCTTCGGCGTCACCCTGCAACTGGATCAAGCCAGAGGTAATAGCGGCTTGGGCCGACTGACAGAGAACCCTGTTGGAAATCTGGATCTGGTTGTAGATCTTCTGCTTGAGTCCGCGAATCGTATGGAAGGTTCCTTGTCCGACTCCATAGGTGAAGATGACGAAGCACTGGTTCACGTTGCCATAGCGGGAATACCGCTCGTAGAGGAAGTCCGAAGAGTCGCGGGAGCCGATAAGTTGGGTGAACTTGCCATCGAATTCGCGGTTGTAGCCATAGATTAACTGGGCGCGGTGATAGGCCGATTCTCCTGCATAGAGGTCATTCTCTTTAATCTCGCGCTCAAAGTCTTCCCAATGAGCGGTGTAATTTTTCCATTGATCGCGCTTAGTCGAAGCTTTCCAGATGGCTTGCTTGACTGAGTTGATGTTCCAGCCCAGTTCTTTCGCGGCTTTGGGATTGCGGATATAGCGGTAAAGCTCGCTTACACTCATGGAGCGTTGGACGATAGCTACTTCAATAGACTCATCTGATACTTTGGTATCACGGGCTACCTTGAAGTCTTTAAGTCCGCAAGGCTCCCAAAATATGGAGCGTTCGTCGGGCCACATGGCCACCCCGACTCCGTCACCCACAAACTCGCGGGAAAGAAGCTGCATATTATAGGCATGGTCGCTCCACTCCTTTAGCATCCAATCAAACTCCTCAGAGATAATTTCGGAGTCTTCATTGGAATCCCCATCATAGGAGTTCATAATGACGTTAGCAATGCGCGGCACCCCGTTCTGAAGTTCGATATACGGGGCCAAGGCCGCTTCCATGATGGCATTGGCCTCTCCAAAGTTGGCATTAACCACATGGGTTAGTCCCTTGCTTTTCAGTTCTTCGGCATCATAGGGCGCTTCTCCGTTGACAAGGGCTTGCGCTCGCGCCCGAAGATATGCCGCATCCTCATCTTGTTCGATATACTTGTTGGCGATTGCCACAAGGCTATCAGATGATTTAATGCGTTTTTTCGGGGGGCTACCACTCTCTGGTAGATTTTCCAGTTCTGCGTTTCCTTGAGAAGCCATTAAAGTAGAAAGTGTAAGGTGTTAAGTCTATTGTGTCCAGCCAGTAATAATACCATTGGAGATGGATACTGTATTGGTGTTGGTTACGGCGTCTACGAAAGTAATGTTGGTGGTAATTCCGCCTCCAAGCTGAAGATTTGTTCTAACAGAAGCCACAATATTTGTTAAAAATGAAATGGTATTTGTGAAAGTTAGTGTATTGGTATTTGTGTAAGTGATTTGACCGTTAGTTGAGTTAAATAGTAGTGGTCGCTGGTTCGTTCCATATAACGTATTTTGGTTTGCTGTTAAAAAATTGGTTGGCCTCTGCACTACACCGTTAGTGTCTACCATGACAGTGCGAAAATTTGTTTGGCCGTAAGCGCAACCTACCAACAAGATTAATAGTGTTATTGCTGTTTTCATGCCGTTATTTGAAGTTCTCCATCATTCGTTACTGACAATGTATATCTCGTATTATTTGGGGAGATTAAAAATAATTCTGATCCCTTTGTTTGATAAAATATATTAGTTGGTGCCGTCACAAACGATCCTCGCATTTGGCCCAAAATTACTGGAGATAGTCCAGAAATTCCGTAATTATAGCCATAGAAATAATTATTATTAACATATGTTTGCCACTGAGAACTTGCATCTCCGCCACTATTAATCGTCGTAATAGCAGATGTTTGTTGACCAGCTTCTGCTGACTTTATGGCATAAAAAATATTGTTTGAAACTGTAACACCCTGTCTGCCAATAGTCAAAGAAGATCCAGTTGTGGCATCGTCTGTAAAAAATATGTTGTTGTCTATAATAGAATTAGGCATAGACATTTGATTATTGGGGTCAAATAAAACAGCGCCAACAAGTTTTGACTTGGTGTTATTAATTACATTTCCATTAATAATTGAAAATCCAGACCTACACAATGATCCCGTGGGATTTAATCGAATAGATGAACCGCAATCAAAATAACAATTACTAATTGTGCATGGGGTGCCAGCCATAATTGCTGGACCCATTCTCCAATCATAAAATTCAGCCACAGCAGTTGCTCCAATGCCGTTTCCACCTTCAATAGTTACACTTGGCTGAGTTGTGTAAAAATGGGCACCAGCGTTTAATGATATAGATTGCACACTGCCACCAGAAATATTTGCAGTTCCTATTGCAGAACCACCACCAGAAATTGTTACTGTAGGCGAAGATGTGTATCCGCTCCCACCATTTGTAACGCGAATTCTGAACAATCTGCTTGATCCGTTTTCCCTTGTAATAACAGGATCGGATACAAAAGTGCAATTTGTTACAGAGCCAGTAGCTTCTCTTCCAATTTCAAACAAAGTAAGCTCGGCATATGGAATTGTTGTTCCAGCAGTGACTCCTTCTTGTAGTTCTGTTCTTGCTGAATCCAGCGGAAAAATTAAAGAATCTGGCATTCGCGTAAGAGTCACCTGTGATTGATTGGATACAATCGGTGAAGGTGCCGCATCAACACGATACACTCCAGCAGTCCACGTTCTCCAAAGATTTTGTGAAGCAAAAAGATTGTTTGCATTGTTGGTCCATATCATTGTGTATAATTTACCAACAATAAGCTCTTCATTACTGTTAAACATAGAACCAACAGTAACTGTTACTTGAGACCCAACAGCGGGCTGTACAAAAGATTGAAGAGGGGCAACCCTTGCAAATGGACCGTGTAGAAAGACCGCCTCAACCCACATATTTCTAAAATGGCTATTAGATATTTGCGTATGATATGGATTCATGTATAGCCAGCCATCAACAGGAAAAGTAACGTCATTTCCAATTTTTCCGTTTACGGCACCATCAGCATAAACACCGTCCGCATTAAGCGTTTCTACCCAACTGCTCAAATTAAGCATTTGCCCACCACCAGAAGTTCTGTTTGCTCCAGACCCTTTTGGATGCAAGTGTTTACAATTCAGCCATTCAACCAGTCTTAGTTTTCTATAAGTCTTACTTGTTGAGTATCCTTGATTTTCTATAACAGCGGCCATTCCGTTGACAAAAGTAACATTTTTGCATGTTAAATGATCAATAGGATTTGTTGACACTGGTCGCATGGCAATAAATGAATCACCAGCCCAGTATGCATTTCCATTTTCTCCGCGAGTTTGTGGCCCTCGTTCAAATGTGAAATTGTGAAATTCAATAGAAAATAGTTCAGACGTTATGCCAAAAAAATAAGAAAGCGTGTTGTCTGCAACCTGATCGGTGTAAAGCTTTGCATTGTTTCCACTAAAAATAATTCTCGTTGACGAAGTTCCTCCCACAATTTCCATATGTACGCGATTTGCGTTTAACGGAGAAATAGATCCCAATGTTGGTGTCTTGAAATTAATTAATTTGTATGTTTTTGGTTCAAATTCAATAATTGCATTACCAAGACTAATTGCGTGATTAATAGCGTCTTGAATGGCTTCGGCATCATCAGTGACTCCATCTCCAACTGCGCCGAAATCTGCCACTCTAACCACTTCTGAGAATCG